CGACTACTACCCGACACCGCCGCGGGTCACCCGCGCGCTGTTCCGAGTGGAGGACTTCCCGGGGCGCACGATCCTGGAGCCGTGCTCCGGAGCCGGCCACATGGTCGAGCCCATCATCGACGCGGGCTACAATGTTGTGACCAACGAGCCCTGGCCCGTAGGCGATCACACACCCGACCATCGCCTGGACTTCCTCAAGGACAAGGTCCCGGGCCGCCACCGCGCGATTGTGACCAATCCACCGTACCGCCTCGGGCAGGAGTTCGTGCAGCGGGCGATCGACCTCGGCATCGAGAAGCACGCGTGGCTCCTCCGGTTCCAGTTCATGGAGGGCGGTGGTCGGTGGAGCCCGAGCGGAGAGCTACGCGCCCCGGGCCGCTACCACTTCTTCGAGAAGCATCCGCCCGCCCGCATCCATATCTTCAGCCGCCGCGTTCAGATTTCGGAGCTCGGTCTCGAGGAAGTGCATGGCGGTATGATCGTCTATGCCTGGTGGGTGTGGGAGCGCGATCACCGCGGAGGAACACAGCTGCGATGGCTGCCGCCGGACATTTGCTATGACTGAGGCCGCCGTCAAGAACCTGGACGCGCGCCTCGCCAAGGCGCGTCAGGTCCTCCGCCCGCCGCCGACCATGACGGTGCCGGACTGGGCCGATCGGTACCGGCACCTCTCCACGTCGAGCGGCGCCGTCGGCGGCCCGTGGCAGACGAGCCGAGTGGAGGTGGCCCGCGGTCCGATGATGGCGGTCACCGAGCCGGGGGTCCGTCGCATCACGGTGATGACCTGCACGCAGCTGCTGAAGACGTCGCTGCTCGAGAACATCATCGGGTACTTCATGCACCTGGACCCGTGCCCGATCCTGCTGACGCAGCCGAAGGACGAATCGGTCGAGGCTTTCTCGAAGGAGCGCCTGGTGCCGATGATCAAGGCGTCGCCCGCGCTGCGTGAGATCGCGAGCACGCGCGAGCGGTCGCGCCAGTCTGATGACACGATGCGCTTCAAGCGATTCCCCGGCGGCTTTCTGGCGATGGCCTCCGCTGGCTCGCCGACCAACCTGGCCATGCGCGCGATCCGTATCACGCTGCTGGACGAGGTGGACAAGTACGAGCCGACCAAGGAAGGAGACCCGATCATCCTGGCCGAGGAGCGAACGGCCACCTTCTTGACCAACAGTCTCTCGGTCCGCGCCTGTTCGCCGACGTGGGAGGAGACGTCGCGCATCTTCCGATCGTACCTGGAGGGCGACCAGCGCAAGCCGTACGTCGCCTGTCCTCACTGCGGGCATTGGCAGGTGCTCGGTTTCTTCAGCCACGTGCACTGGGAGAAGGACGCGGCCGGCGACCACATTCCGGACAGCGCGGCGATCTACTGCGAGGAGTGCGGCGGCGAGTGGACCGAGGCGGATCGCGTCCGGGCCATCACGACGCGCGGCATGATCCGGCACCAGCAGACGCGACCCCTCACCTGCTGTGACGAGCACCAGGAGCCGATGGAGACGCGGAGCTGGGACTGGGATGAGGACCACCAGGTCGGATATGCCACTTGCACCAAGTGCGGGAGCCGGGGTGTGTCACACCGCCACGCCAGCTTCACAGCGTCCAAGCTCTATTCGCCGTTCATCACTGTGGGCGGGCTCGTCGACAAGTGGTTCGTTGCGAAGGACGACCCCGAGCAGAAGCAGACATTCTACAACACCCAGCTAGGTCTGCCGTTCCGCGCGGAGATCGCGAAGGAGATCAACCATCACTGGCTCGCGAGCCGGCGTGAGGTGTTCCCCGCTCCGGTGCCGGCCGGTGCCGTAGTGCTGACCGCCGGGATCGACGCGCAGCCTGGCACGGTGAACAACAGCGGCAGACTGGAGATCGAGGTGGTCTGCTGGGGCGTGTGTGAGGAGTCCTGGTCCGTGGACCAGCACGTGATTGTCGGCGACCCGGCACGCCCCGAGATCTGGGCGAAGCTCGACGAGTACCTGCTGAAGGGATGGAATCACGAGCACGGCTTCGACCTGCGCGTGATGGCGGCCTGTATTGACAGCGGCGGCCATAACACTCAAGATGTCTACTCATTCGCTAGGTCACGCATCGGCCGCAATGTGTGGGCGATCAAGGGCGCCTCGGACCGAGGCGGGACCTGGCAGCCGGTTTGGCCGCCGTTGCAAAGGGAGGCCAAGCCCACTAAGTACCGCACTGGCTTCAAGCCTATCATGGTGGGTTGCAATTCCGCGAAAGAGTCGATACGACAAAGGCTGCTGATCGAGGAGCCCGGCCCGGGCTACTGCCACTTCCCGGTGGAACGATCGGACGCCTGGTTCGAGCAGCTCACCAGCGAGAACCTGACCATCGAACGCCGGATGGGGATGAATGTTCGGAAGTGGGTCCTTCAGCGTGGCCGCGCCAATGAGGCTTTGGATTGCCGAGTGTACGCATACGCAGCACTGATCGGTCTCTACCACACGCGACGCCTGAACCTTGTGACTCAGGCCGCGTTGCTGGAGCAGCTCCGCGGGCACGGCGCACCGACACCCGTTCACCGTCGCGGCAACCGCGGCCGCAGCAAGTTCATGGAGCGATAGGCAATGGAACTCGCTGACCTCCAGGCGCAGCTCGTCGCGATCAAGGCAGCGAAGGCGACTGGCGTCCTGACCGTGCGGCACGGCGACACACAGACGACCTACCGCTCGCTCGACGAGATGGACCGGGTGATCGCGGACCTGACGGCGGAGATCAATGCGCTGAGCGGAACGACCCGCAAGCCGCGGTATATTCGACAGCCGAGGAAGGGTTACTGATGGCAGGCCTGCTGACACGGATCAGGAACCGCTTCACCACCACCGTCTACCGCGCCTTCGAGGTCGGCCGCACCGGCCGACGTCTGGCGTCGGTGCCGAATGTGACGACGGCGATCAACTCGCTGATCCGTCGCTACGGCCGCACGGTCATCGCCAGGTCGCGGTACCTGTGCGAGAACAATCCATACGCGACCCAGGCCCGTTCCGTCTATGTGGCAGCACTAGCCGGAACGGGCATTAAGCCTGCGTCGCTTCTGAAGAACCAGCCCGGGGCGCGTGAGGCGTTGCAGGAGCTGTGGATGGACTGGACCGACGAAGCCGACGCTGATATGCTGACGGACTTCTACGGCCTGCAGTCCATCATTGCCACCGAGCTGTTCGAGGCCGGCGAATGCTTCGTTCGGATCAGGCCGCGGCGCGAGGGCGACATGGACACGGTGCCCATGCAGCTCCAGCTCCTGCCGAGCGAAATGCTGCCGTATGACAACCACCAGTTCGGGATCGGCGCGGGCAACCGCATCGAGATGGGGATCGAGTTCGACGGCATTGGGCGGCGCGTGGCTTATCACTTCCTGCGCCAGCACCCGGGCGCCGACACGAGCGTGATTCTGGGACCGACCTCCACGATCCGGGTGCCGGCGAGCGAGGTGCTCCACATCTACAATCCGATTCGGGCCGGCCAGCTTCGGGGCATCCCGAAGACCTTGTCGTCCATGATCACCCTCGCGATGATGGACCTCTACGACGACGCTGAGCTCGAGCGCAAGCGCACCACCGCGCTGTTTGCGGTGTTCGTGACGCGGCCCAAGGGTGAGGACGGCGACCACCCGTTCGGCGTTGCTGGAGAGCATGTCCAGCGCGACGTGACCGGCACCTACCCGAACGCGGGTTCGCTGGTCGGGTCCAATACGAGCTCCACCGGGGAGTTCAACCTGGACCCCGGCGCCGTCATCGACCTGGGCTACGGCGAAGATGTGAAGTTCAGCGCGCCGGCGGATGTCGGCAACCAGTACGAGGCCTATCAGTACCGCATGCTCCTTCGCGCCGCGGCGGGCATGGGCGTGCCGTATGCCTCCATGACTGGAGACCTCCGCAGCGCCAACTATGGCTCGATTCGCGCGGGCCTGGTCGAGTTCCGCCGACAGGTGGAAGCCGAGCAGCACCGCACCATGGTCTTCCAGTTCTGTCGCCCGGTGTGGCGCCGCTGGTTCGGCCTGGCCGTGATTGCCGGTCTGCTGCCCTGGACGCCGCAGGCCTTCGACGCTGACATGCGCGCCATTACCCGCGTTAAGTGGGTGCCTCCGAAGTGGGATTGGGTCGATCCGCTCAAGGACCTGCAGGCCGAGGCTCTGGCGGTCGAGAAGGGCTTCAAGGCCCGCGGCGACGTGATCGAGGCGACCGGCCATGATCCCGAGGAGGTGGACAACCGCATCGCCGCCGACCAGGAACGAGAAGAGCGCCTGGGACTGAATTTTTCAGCGCAACCGGCTCCGTCGCCTGGCGGCGACGGGTCGGTTGACGGGGGCGACGGGGAAGACGACGAAGAGCCGGACGAGGAGACACCGGCGGAGGAGGATGATGAAGATGCCGACGAAGAATAAGTCCTGGTTCCGTGCTGCCACCAAGGGCGGCGCCGGCGAGATCGTCATCTACGACGAGATCGGCGCCTTCGGCATCAACGCCCTCGCGTTCCACGCGGCGCTGCATTCGTTCCGCGGAATGAAGACCGTGAGGGTCCACATAAATTCGCCGGGCGGCAGCGTCTTCGATTCGATCGCGATCTACAACATGCTGAAGGCCTTCCCCGGCACCGTCGAGGTGTACGTGGATGGCATCGCCGCGTCGGGCGCCAGCATGATCGTGATGGCCGGCGACAAGGTCATCATGCCGGCCAACACGTTCCTGATGATCCACAATCCGATCACCATGATCGAGGGTAACGCGGAAGGGTTGCGATCCGCCGCGGAAACCCTAGATAAGCTCGCAGACAGCATGGTCTCCATCTATGCTGACAAGTCGGGCCTCGACGACGACGAGATCTTGGCGATCATGGACGCGGAAACCTGGCTCCAGGCCGAAGAGGCTCTGGCCATGGGATTCGCCGACGAAGTGATCGTCGCGACGCGTATCGCGGCGAAGTTCGATTTGTCCGACTATGATCACGCGCCGCGTGCCATCGTCGGGCGTGTCCGCGCCGGAGGCGCTCAAAAGGAGGTCAATGATATGACCACGAAGGAAACGCCGGCGGAGACTCCGGCGGAGATGGAGGCCCGCATTCGCAAGGAGGTCGAGGCCAAGATCGCGGCCGAAGCCGAGTCGAAGGCCAAGGCCGATGCTGACGCGAGGGCCAAGGCCGACGCCGAGGGCAAGGCTCCCGACGCCGCGCAGATCGAGAAGGACGTGCGCGCCAAGATCGCCGGCGAGGCCGACGAGATTCGCGCACTCTGCAAGCTGGCCGGCAAGCCGGATGCGGCGGTTCAGTTCCTCGCCGACGGAAAGTCGCCGGCCGAGGTCAAGGCCGCCCTGCTCGCCGAGGCCGGTGATGGCGGCTCCGCCGCCAGCCAGCGCGAGGTCAACTCGCATCGGCCGCAGACGCCTGGCACCCAGGCCGTCGCGTCGGCTGAGGGCCTGGACCCGAGCAAGATCTATTCCCGCTGGAACGGCCGGAAGGCTGCCTAATCGCTTCGGCCTAGCCGCAGCACTCTGACACTCGACCGGCCGCGCCGGTCAACGAGGGAGAATTCCGAATGACTTTCATGCCTCAGGTTGAGGGCCAGCACGACGGCGAGTGGATCGTCGGCGAGGTGGTCACGATGGGCGACATCGCCCGTGCCAGCGGCACGCTTGCCGCCGGCGCGAGCGTGGTCGACGGCCAGATTGTCGGGCTCTCCGGCGGCGACCTCGTGTCGCTATCGGGTGAGGTCGACACCGCTGGCAACATCGATGGCGTGCCCGTCGAGGGCATCGTCATCGGCGACTGGGACGCGTCCACCGAGACGGGTGACGGCGCGGATATCGTCGGCGTCCCGTACATCAAGCACCTCTGCGTCGTGGATGATTCGCTCCTGACCTACCCGACCGAGACCACGGCCGGCGGACAGGCGGCGGCGGTTCGCGCCCAGATGGACGCCAAGTTCCTGATCCGTCGGTAACGCCACCGCGATCGGTCCCACGTAATCCCCACTCGCTCTTGACGGGCGAGCAATCTGGAGGGAAGAATGCACTTCGATATTTTCAACGACGACGCCTTCTCGCTCGTCAGCCTGACCACGCTGATCAACGAGGTTGATCACGTGCCGGGCCGGGCCGGCGAGCTGGCGTTCGCCGGGGTCGGCGAGGGCGTGAACACGCTCACCGTCTCCATCGAGCAGGTCAGCGAAGGCCTGTCCCTGATCCCGACCACGAGGCGCGGTGCGCCCGCTCCTCGCGAGGTCATGGACAAGGGCACCCTCCGCGCGGTCGGCATCCCGCAGGTCAAGCTGGAGGAGACCATCCCGGCCTCCGCCATCCAGGACGTCCGCGTCCTCGGCTCGACCGATTCGCTCCGCGGTGTGCAGTCCACCATCAACACCCAGATGCGCAAGATGTCGCTGCGGCACGACATGACCATCGAGCACCTTCGCCTCGGCGCCCTCCAGGGCCTCGTGGTCGACGCCGATGGTACCGAGCTGATCGACCTCTTCACGTTCTTCGATGTGGCGCAGGAGACCCCGGTCGACATGGACACGGCGTTCGTGAGCGCGACCGATGGCTCGGACGAGTTCCGCGTGAAGTGTCAGCAGATCAAGCGCACCATCGTCCGCAACCTGAAGGCGCCGGCGCCGTCCTCGCTCCGCATTCATGCGTTCTGCGGTGACGAGTTCTTCGATGCCCTCGTGTCCTCGACTGCGGTCAAGGATGTCTATCGGAACTGGCAGGCGTCCGAGAGCCGGCTCGCCGCGAACTACGCTCACAGCGTGTTCGAGTTCGGTAACATCTTCTGGGAGAACTACCAGGGGACGGACGACAACGAGACCGTGTCGATCGACCCGCAGGAGGCGATGATCTTCCCGGTGGGCGTGCCCGGCCTCTATGCCGAGTACTTCGCTCCCGCGGACTTCCTGGAGACCGTGAACACGGTGGGCCTGCCGCGCTACGCGAAGATCGCGCCGGACAACCGCTTCAATCGGTTCGTGGAACTGCACACCCAGCAGAACCCGTTGCCGATTTGCACGCGGCCCCGCGTCCTGATGTCGGCGACCATTAGCACCGGCATCTAAGGCTGAGCCGCAAGGCGACTGAAACAGGCGGCCGGGAGCAATCCTCCCGGCCGTTCTTTTCTAGGAGCGGTGCGATGCTGACCAAGTTCTTCCACTTCATCAACGACAACATGGGCGACCGCCTGTGCGCGCCGTACCACTACTTCGACTTTCCTGGCGAGCTCGAGCACCATAACATCCGCCCGCGTACTCCGCAGGGTCCTTGCGATGTCACCATCTTCGGCGGCGGCGCCATCGCTGGGACCATGATCAATACTGGCATTCACAAGACGCTCCAGTCTCGCTTCAAAGTAGCATGGGGCGTCGGCAGGACCAAGTGGGGCGAGAAGCGCCGTCTGGAAAAGCCGACGGGGCTGCGGGACCTGGACCTAATTGGAGTGCGCGACTACGCGCGCAGGATGCCCGCTGACGAACGCTACGTCCCGTGCGTGTCCTGTATGCACCCGCTCTTCGATCGGCCATACACGGCCACGCGAGAGGTCGTGCTGTTCGTAAATTCCGATCGGGCCATCACCAATCGTGCGCCCCACCGCGTGCGCGGGATTCCGTGCCTGACCAACCGATCACCAATCGACGACATCATCCCGTGGCTTGCCTCCGCGGAGACAGTATTGACAAACAGTTACCATGGATTATACTGGGCGACGCTTCTCGGCCGAAAGGTCGTGCTGGTCAATCCGTACTCGAGTAAGTTCTTCAACATGCGTCACAGCGCGCCGGTAGTGGATGACGGGAACTGGAGGGAGGGTGCCGCCAAGGCGACGACCCATCCGGACTTCCTCCCGGAGTGCCGTGCGATCAATCGGGACTTCCATCGCCGGGTGTTGGATCGTTGCTATGGTTGATCACTTCTCCATCGCGCTGCGGCCGAACTACATCATCCACGGCGTGGACGCGGCCCTCCTTTTGAACACCGCGGACGAGTACGAGATCAGGGCCATCGACAAGACGTCGGGCACTGAAGTGATGATCGGCGACACGGAGTTCCCGACCGTCATGCCTGCGGCCGCCGTGATGGTGGAGGACCTGACCGCGCTGGGGCTTAATGCCGGCGACCTGGTGGATGGAACGCTGACCATCAACGAGGTCGAGTGGAGGATCATCAATCACAGGCCGCGACCGACGCCGGCCGGCGAGAGCAAGGGTGAGCTGCTCCTGATCCTGCGGAGGGTGTTGTGAGCGGCGAGCGGGAAGCGATCCTGAGCCGCCTTGAAACCGTGCTGGCCGCGGTGCCGGGGATCGCCCGGTTCCAGCGCAACAGCATCGACATCCCCGAGGGCAAGGTGCCGTGCATCGTCCTGTTGGACGGCGACGAGTTCGCGGATGATCGGGCGTTCGGGCGCAACCGACCGCCGTCGGCGCCGAACCTGGTGACCATGACTCCGGAGGTTTATGTTGTCCTCCAGGACAATCCGGACGAGGTCGGTACCGAGTTGAATACGCTACGGGATGCCATCATATCAGCCATCAGGACGGATGCCACGCTCCTCGGTCTAGTGCACAATCGCGACATCCAGTACGAGGGATGCCAGACCGCGCTCGCCGCTGGCCGCTCGATGGCGGGCGAAATGGGGCTGAGCTTCCAATTGATCTACGTCCACCGGTGAGGAAGAGGACATGACTCTGATTGCCAAGCTTCAGGCGATCGCGACGGCTCTGACGGACATCGCGACGCTGATTCCGCAGGTCGAGACCGCGCTGACCAACTTCAGCACCTTTCTCGACACGGTCTGAGTGTAAGCAGGTATGGGCGACGCGCGGCCCCGGAATTTTCGGAGCCCGCGACGCCCTCCTGCTGATGCTCGTAATTGCACTCGAAGGAGACAACGGCATGGCCGACTACGCTACCCCCAACGTGCTCAATTACCAGATCGGTAAGGGCGCGGTCTATTTCACGAAGACGGGTGAGGCTGAGCGCCATCTCGGCAACGTTGCCGAAATGGAGATCGAGCTCACCGTCGAGGAGCTGGAGCACTTCTCCTCGCAGGAGGGCACGCGGGTCAAGGACCTGACCGTCGTCCTCGAGAAGTCGTGTGCCATCCGCCTGGTCATGGAGGAGTGGACCCAGCAGAACCTTGCCATCGCGCTACTCGGTAGCATCAACAACGACACCTCCGGCGCGGACATCATCAACATCGGCGCGGCCTCCTCGGTCCAGGGTTCGCTCCGCTTCGTCGCCGCGAACGATGTTGGCCCGAAGTGGGACTACCTCTTCCCGAGCGTGTCCTTCCGTCCCGATGGCGCGATCGCGCCCATCTCGGACGAGTGGGGCCAGCTCGAGATCTCGGGCGAGGTCAACGCGGTCTCTGGCGTGTTTGGCACTGCCACTCTCCAGGATAGCGCCACCACCGATCAGACGGCGGTCTAACCAACCGCCGCCTTCCCCGCCACCAAACTAGGAGGAGAGACCTATGGTGAGCCTGGTTGATATTGCGCCGTCCACTCGGACGGTCCCGATCCAGGGAGAAGAGATCGAAGTGACGGGCGTCACTGCCAAGGGTGTCGCTTCGTTGCTCGATCGCTTCCCGGAGCTGAAGCTGCTTATCTCCGGCAAGGAGGTCAACTTCACGGTCGATCGTATCCAGGAGCTTGCTCCCGATGCGATCGCCGCGATCATCGCAGCGGGCTGCGGATACCCCGGAAACAAGAAGGCGGAGGCGGTGTCGGAGAAGCTCGCTGTTGGCGACCAGGCTGAGCTCCTGGGTGCCATCATCGAGCTGACCATGCCGCAGGGCATTGGCCCTTTCGTCGAACGGATCACGCGGCTGCTGAGCGGAATCAGCGGCGGCGTATCCGCAGGTGGTGGGAAGGAAGCGGCTGGGAGTTAGCCCAGGCGATCGAGGACCTGATCCGCTCGGGGCATTCGTCGTCCGACGTGTGGAACTATACTCCCAGGCAGATACAAGCCTACCTCTTCATCGCTGGGCGGCGCCGGAAGGCGGAGGCCGCCGAGCAACTGTCGATCGGCTCCATGGCCGCCCGGGGTGATCCGAAGGCGGTCAAGAAGCAGCTTCAGAAGTGGAGGAAGGATTGACGTTGAGGGTATCGCTGGCGATCATCCGCGGCAAGTGGGATGAGCAGGTCCAGCAGATGTACGAGCCCATGGCGACCGCCGGAACCGCGGCGATCGACGAGGTCGAGGACATCGTCAAGAGCGAAAGCCGACAGGACATCGGCGCGGCTGGGTTCGGGAAGAGATGGCAGAACACCTTCCGATCCCAGCGCTTCCCCCGGCGTGGTGTGTCGCTCAACGCAGCGGCCTTCTTCTGGCACAAGATTCCTTTCGCTGGCATCTTCGAGACGGGCGGCACCATCACTGGCAAGCCGCTTCTCTGGGTGCCGCTCGAGGGCACCCCGAAGAAGATCGGCCGAAACCGAATGACGCCGAAGAACTTCGTCAATCGGATCGGTCGGCTCTACTCGATCAAGGGTGCCAGCCATCCGCTGTTGGGCGCGCGCGTTCGCGTGAGTGCCCGCCAGGCGGCGAAGGATAAGCCGAAGGTCTCGCTGGCTGCACTCAAGCGGGGCAGCGGGGGCAGCGGTGTCCTCCGCACCATCCCGCTGTTCGTTGGCATCAAGTCGGCGGACATCCGGGACAAGTTCCATATCGCAGAGATCGCGGAGCGCGGACGCAATCGCCTTCCCGAGCTCTACCTGAAGCACCTGAAGACGGACAACGACTGATGACCCGCAACAGCACCCTGACGCAGCGCATCGCCCTAGAGGGCGGTGATGCCATCCGCGAGGAGCTGAAGCATCTCGGGCGGGACGGCGAGGAAGCGTTCGAGCAGATGGAGGACGCGGCCACCGAGACCGCGAAGGCCGGTACTGCTCTGAATCGGTCGCTGGCGGAGACACGCCGTCGGATCAAAGAGGCTGAGAAGGCCGGTAAGGACTTCGGAAACGCGCTCAAGGATGCGCAGAAGGCGGCGCAGACTTTCGCCAAGCGCGTCAGCCTGGTGACCGCCGCGGTGGCCGCGCTGACCACGGGCTTCTATCTGTTCGTGACCAGCGCGACTGAGGCTATCGATGAGATCGGTAAGACGGGGCAGTCGCTGGGTCTGACCATTCGTGAGTTCGGTCGGCTGCAGTTCGCTGCGGAGCAGGCGGGCGTCAGCACCGCCCAGTTCGAGACGAGCATACGTACGCTGGCCGTCAGGATGAAGGAGACCTCGGAGGGCACGGGCGAGGCGCTTGAGTCTTTCCAGCGGCTGGGCGTCCGTGTCGCTGACGGATCGGGAAAGCTGCGATCCACGCAGGATGTCCTGGCAGACCTGGCCGCGGCCTTCTCGCGGCTTCCGGAAGGACCGGAGCGCACCGCATTGGCTTACGAGATCTTCGGCCGCGCGGGCACGAAGCTGATTCCGCTCCTGGTTGCCGGCCGCGAGGAGATGGCGCGCTTGGGCGACCAGGCGGAGGAGCTCGGTCGTGTGTTCACGGAGGAGCAGTTCCGTCAGGCTGAAGCGACGAACGATGCCATCAATCGGACCATTAGCGCCTTCAACGCTACCCGTGCTCAGGTCGGGCTCCTGTTCGCGCCGGCATTCGAGCAGGCGGCGAACACGCTGACTGAACTTCTGAACGAGAACCGTCAGGCCTTCATCGAGGTGGGCGAGTCCGTCCGGGATGCCGTGGTGCCGGTGTTGAACGACGTGCTCCTGCTCCTTCGGGGTCGCGATGACGAGGTCCAGAATTCGTGGGTGATCGTGCTCAAGGAGGCGATCGTTGGCCTGGCCGGGTCGCTCCAGATCATCTTCAACATCCTGAATACGGTGTTCAACGCCATCGCGGCCGTGCTCAATAACACGATCGCGCCGGCGATTAATGCCATCTTCGGCACCGAGTTGACGGGCAAGCAGTTGATCGCGCTCGGGCTCCTTGGAAAGTTCCTCGGTCTGTTCCGTCTGATCGGCGCCGTGATCACTGTTCTTCGCACGGGCTTCACTGTGCTGTCCGTCCTGATCGGGTCGGTGGCGGCGAAGCTCGTGACGTTCGGATCGGCCGCGCTGTTCGCGCTGGAGCTCTTCACGGGGCTGGTGTCGGGGGTCCTCGAGTTCCTTGGACAGGCTGGACAGGACCTGTTGGACTTCCTGGCGGCGGGCTTCCGCGG